CAACTTGTCCTGGCTGTCAGCTTCGGGCTGGAGTTCTGCGATGGCTTCGCGTAGAGACATGCCGGCTATTTCGTGCAGACGGCCCGCCCAATAAAGACGCGCCAACGGCGAAAAAATGCGCTTGTTGACAGGGTCGCTGGTTGCGGCGCTCAATTCAACCAGCAAAGCCGGAACGCCGCGGCCAGTGGTTTCTTCGATCATGTAAAAGGCGTTGAAGTCAAATTTGACTGGTTTCATGCGTGCTTCTCCTGATTTTTGTTTTTCAAAAGCGCCGACACCCGCAAGAGTGCCGGCACGATGTTTTTACGATGCGTCGATCGCGTCGGTGACCTGTTCAGCGGTTTGGATTGCGCCGTTAGTCGATTTGAGCGTATCGGCGGCAATCTTGATTTTATTGGTTGCGGTCGTCAATGCAGCGTTGAAAGTCACAACCAGCTTGCCATCTGCGACGGCAACGGCGTCTGAAGCGCCAAGGGCCGCGAATGTTGTGCCGTTGGTTGCAACGGTAACGGCGGCTTTAAGGGCGGCGGCGTCAGCAGCGTTGCTCAGAACGGTTTCGCTCATGGTGATGGTGACGACTTTTTTAGCCTCATCGAGAGTGTGAGACGCATACTCGGGGGCATACTCGCAAGACAGGGCCGAAGCGCCTTCGAGCGAGAAGCTCGACATAGACACATCACTCATCGGGCCGCTGATGTCGAGGCCAGTGATCGAGGCTTCACCGGCGTAGACTTCTTCTTCGCCGACAGCGACAACTACGTCGATATTTGTGCCTTCGACGGCAGCCTGTCTGATCGCTCTCTGCGCGGCAGCTTCGTCGCCGAAGTAAGTCACGCAGTCGAGACTCACAGACCATTCACGCAGACCGGCCAGCGAGGTTTTCCAGCCGGCGTTTGTTTTTGTCGAAGTGTCGATCTTGTCAGCCTTGATGCTCAGAGTGAGTTCACGCTGACCCGCAATAACCGTCCCGTTCTTTTTCAGCAGGACATCTACGCCTCTAATTTCTTTCTGTTCGCTCATTTGTTCACTCCTGAATTACTTTGAATTTCAACCTGACCACTCCGTGCCTGGTCAGGCCGTCGGGGTCGCGCAAAAAAACAGTGCTTTCGATTTCAATGAATCGAATCTTGTAGCCAGTAACAGTTGAGTAGTCGTGCCCGGAAATGGCAGCAGTCACATCTGCAGCCATGGCCTTGCATTCTTTAAAGCCTTTTTTTCGGCTCCAGATATTGATCGTGTCCGTGTGTTCGTCAGCGTTTTCTGTCTTTGTAGCGTCTTCTACCACGCTCGATTCGCCTATTGTGATGTAAGGAAATGGCTGATTTTCGCCCGGCTCATCAAAAACTGTTAGCCCGGCGGCGGTAAGCGCGGCGTATATCGCGCCCTGCAGTTCTGAATATCCGGGTCTTTTTGCGGGTCGGCTCATACTGGCCCGCCTTTCACAGCGGCGATGACTGCTTTAATCTCTGATTCAAAGTCTTTTTTAGCCTTGGCGAGAGCGGGTAAAAAGTGCGGAATAGCTCGATTTTTCACAGTGCCGTATTCAAGCAGGTGGCCGAGATAACCGCGTTTTGTATCGCCCTTTTTGCCCGCATAAGCCCAGCCAAACAAGCCATTTTTTGCCATAGTCCATTTGATTGACTTTCGGTATTCGCCACCGCCGACATATTGCCCAACTGGCGCGGCGGCCTTGGCATCTGCAGCCACTTGGCGAACGAGTTTGCGCATGGCTTTTTTACTGCCGCTATCAACTTCTTTGATAACGCGATCAAACTGCCGAGAGAGCTCTTTTAAACCCTTAATAACTACGCCGCGCGCCATGACCTACACCCCCGGGTTCTGCAGCTCAGTGCAGATGATTTCGAGGCGTTCGCGCTTGCCTCCGGACGGGTCATAGGCTGATTCTATTTCCAGAATCCGGCCATCAACGACCATGCGCATCGAAGAATTGACGCCCGGAACGAATCGGGTCTCCCATCGGCTGCGCTGCAGACTTTCGGTCTGACCTGCACCGGTAGCCGCCTGCGCCTTCCAGTCACGACCGCCGAAGATCTGACGACCATAGACGCGCCGAAATACACTCCAAGACTCGGAAAAGCCACCCATGCCGTCAGAGGTTCTGACAAGCGTCTGGATTTCGATAGCTTTTCTGAGTTTTCCGGATTTCATTATTCAACCTTGATTGCTGCTGCCGTGACGTCGGTAACGTCTGAATAAGACACATTGACAACGCCGTTCGCGTTGAAGCGTGACGGAGTGAATGGGCCGATCATGCGTTCTTTGCCAGCCGGAACCACGACCGCTTCGTCATGAGCAAAGCCCTGGTTACACAAAACCGGGCTGTCGATCGTGACGGTTATGTCAGCGACGCCAGCATTTACGACATGCAACAGAGTTTTGCCATCGTTGGCGAAGTAGTTGCCTTCTGCGTTTGCCGGCACGTAAACAGGCTCAAGACCTGTAAGCGCGCAATTTTGAACTGTTAAGGCAAGAGCGGCCATGATGATCTCCTAAAGGTGAGCGTGTCGCCACTGCTGCAGAAGGGTTTCGGCAGCGAACGGAACCGAGAAGGTTTCAGCGCCAGTGATTGCGGCTTCGCGGTTTTCAAACCAGTGACCGACAAGCAACAGAATCGCCTGCCTGATGGTTTTTGGAACGTCTGCGCCACTGGAGCCGAAGCCGGCACGGTAAACAATCGAAATGGGGTTTACTGGAGCTAGATTTGCCGACGGCCAGCTGGCGGAATCGTTAAGCACAATGCGCGGCGGCTGACTGTAGTCGTCTGCCGTGTAATCAGCGAATGCTGTTGTTGTGGCGTCAGTATCGGTGTAGTTGACAGACGTCACATCGACCAGCGGGCCGACCGGCAACTCAATACTGTCGCCTACGGGAAAAGCATCACACACAGCCGTCACCGTCCGGGTTATAAGCGCCCGGCCAGTCACGTTTTCGGCATATTCACGAGCAACGCCGATCAGCGCCTCGATGAGGCTATCCTGTTCGGTGTCGTCGATGATGCGCAGATGCACTTTCGCTTCTGCGAGCGTCACTGGTTCGGCGGCCGGCTGTGTTGTGATCTTGTATTTCAGCATGGGTTATGCCTTGGTTTTTGAGGGCTTGGCCTTTGGTTCCCGCTGTTCTTCAGCGGAAGCATCAGGATCGATGGCGGCTTCGCATTCGATAGCAACCTGGTACAGCCTGGGCGAAGGATTTTCGACGATCTGGCCAGGGGCGAACTCTTCGATTTGAGTGCCGCCATGGGCGAATTTGAAGCTGGTTTCAAATTTCAGTTTCACAACAGGCCTCCCTTACTGACCGATGATTTTCCGGCCCTTAACGTCGATGATTGCGACTGTTGGCGTAGCCGTTGAGTGGTCGCCGATAAAGTCGGTGGTCATCTTGAGGTAAGGCATACGGCCGACGTAAAGGAATTCCTGAAAGGCTGCCGTAGTGATGTCTTCGTCAACGGTGTAAATAGTGCCTGATGCGCTGGGGGTAACACCGATCATGTCGGAATCTACAACGGCGGTGAATGTGCCGTTGCTGGTAGCGCAGTGTTTCAGATTGAATTCGATGCTAAGCTTTTCGGTGTAAGAACCGGCAGAAACATAGATCCCAAAGAGATGCGCGCGGTAGTTGCCGGCGTCGATCGCGCTGGAAGTCTGGTCTGAAGAATAAGCGCCCGGCTTCAGAACGGTCTCGATGTCGAGCTGCGATGCAAGGTCGTTGCTTTCGCAAAACCCGGCAGGCGGCAGAATGAGAGAAAGGATTGCCAGAACAACCAGAAGAGCGGTGATACTGAGCTTTTTCACGTTTATACCTCCGTGAGAGATTGAGTTAAACCCCGGCCGAAGCCGGGGCTGAGAATCGGTTAGGCTGAGGCGAACTTCATAACCTTGATAGCGCGAGAATCGCGCAGCATCAGGCCGTAGCGTTTGCTGAAGTTCAGATAGATGTTCGGGTAAGCGGTCACGTTGTCGCGAACGATATAGAGACCTGGTCTGATCTGAATGGTGATACCGCGTTTGAAATCACCGAACGCGATTGAAAGGCTGTCGGCGGCGATGTCGGGCATACTGTCGGAAATGGTCATCGGATAGCCGAGCAGCAGAGATTCCTGACCGACTGCAACCTGCGGCTTAAGGATGTAATTTTCGTTAGAATCCTTCAGCTTCATGATTTCGCCTTCAGTAAAGCGATTAAACAGCCAGCGGGCGTTTCTGCGATACATGCCCTTGAGAGCGGTGCGCATGTCTTTGAGCTTGTCTACCGGATTGACGTGAGAGGTGGTGTTGAGGTCGAGGAACGCGCCAGATTTACCGGAAAGAATCTGCTGAATTTTGCCGAAGTCGCGGGCCGAGTCCTGTT